GGCCGATCTGCGCGGCCATCATCCGGCCTGCGATCTTTTTCATGAAGATCGTCCCGTAGTCCGCACCCGGCGTTACCGGGTTCTGCGTGTCTGGGAGCGTCAGTGTTGCGAGGGTGCTGCTCTCGGCAGATGACACCTGCACGCCGCCGTTCTCACTGTAGACCAGCACTTGCCCGGGCTGCAGCAGTGCTTTTGCGATCAGGGCAGTGGTCGAACCGGTGTTGTGGGAGATGGTGAAGACCCCGGCCGAGGCACCGTCGTTCGACACCGTGACGAGGCGAACGTTCCGGGTCCCAGCCGCAGCATAGGTTGCGATGTCGTACGTGGTACTGGACGAGGCCACGATGGCGCTCGAACCATCCAGCGTAGCGCCGGAGACATCTGCGTAGGAGACATGCGCGCGGGAGGCAAGCGCCCCCTCGTTACCGATCGTGATCGAGTGCCCGCTCTTCAAATAGATCATCAGAACCCCCCGAGCCCGGCAAGGGCAAACTCATACGTGGTGCCGCCACCACCTTCGCCCTCTTTCGCGAAGGTTTGGTATGTAGATGTGGAGGTGGCGACTGCCACGCGGCTCTCATCCGATATAACGTACAGCTGCCACGGAACGAGCAGGCTGCTGGACGCCAGCGCATTCAGCGCAGCGCGTGTCCCACGGGCGTGGCGTACAGTTGCCATCAGAAGCTACCGCAGTCGATGTCGCCGACAGCAAGCGTGACAAACGCATTACCAGCGTCCTTCGTCCACTGCATGGACGAGTTCATGCGGATGACACCGTTCGTACCGTCCGTACCCCAGATGTACCCGGAGGTGCCACCAGAGACAACGGCCACCTTCTCGTCGGTGGAGGCGGCAGGGATGTTCAAGGCGGTCTTGAATGCGTCGAAGGTGATCTTCTTTTCCTTCTGACCGACACCGTCCGCGTCGTGGATCAGGATCAAGTCAGCGGCGCCGTTCACCGACGCCAAGGTAGAGAGATCGTCAATCGCCGGGACGATCGGCAGTTTGGTGGTCGGATCGGTCGCTACGTGCGCAGTGCCACGGTCGGTGGTGACCATCACTTCGCCGGCGAGCATGCCGGACGTAGGGAGGTTGGCCTTCAAGCCGCGTTTGAGTTGAATGCGAGCCATGTTGATTCCTTAGAAGAAAGTTCCACCGTCGATGTCGTCCGTAGGCACGAGCGGAATCGGATACACGTCCGAGACCGAGTGCTGATGCCCGACATCACTTTTACCGCTCAACGCTGCTTCCAACCCAGTTACGTCCGACACCCCAATCACGCCCTGAGCAGTAGGTGCGATCCCAGTTGCCGTGACGCCGTCCACGAAACGACCACCCTTCCAAACACGGCTATTTGGGTCGGGCGGGTAGAATTTACCAGCAATGAAGTCGCTCATGTAATCACCGAATCGACAGCGGTTCCGAAGGTCGCCGTGGACGTAGAGTTTACAGGGGTGACGACTTGTTTACGACCTTCGCGCAGCAGGAAGACCGACCGTCCGGTCAACCCGCTGGGAACTTTCAAACGGTCGGGCTGGAGCTCGACCGTCGTACCGCCCGACATCCCGACCACGTACCCAGACGTGCTCAGCCAGACAGCCACGGGGGTTTCAGCAGGCACCGTTTTTTGGGGAAAGTGCTCCGGTGGGACAATGATGCTGGAGCGAGCCACCGCACGACAAGTAGAGACGCGGCGCTGCTCGAACTTCGTGGGGTCGGTGCCGGACAGGAACCAGACACCACGGCTGTCGCCCACGTACAGCCCGTCGCCCACGGACTCCACGAAGGCGATGTGCCCGCTGAAGGGAATGACGCCATGCGCCGGGTTGTGCAGGTGCGGACGCAGCGCTTCGGAGAAACGCAGCGCCCCGTCCTTGGCGGTGAACAGACGGCCGTTGTGCCAGCGCACGATGTCGCCGGGCGGCAGCGGGATCAGGAACTGGGTGTCCAGCTCGCCGCCCTGAGCGATCTCGGCGACCACGTAGGTTGGGAACACGGCAGGGAGCTCCGCGGCCCAGCGCAGCACGTCGCCGTCGGTAGACGTGACGTACACGAAGATCGTCCACCCCAGCTGCTGCGGAAGGTTGGCCAGCCGAATGCCGCCGCCGTTGGGCAGATCGATGACCTGCAGCTCGGTGGCACCGCCTTCCTCCCCCCGGTCGTCCACGAAGGTGATCGCCACGCCGTACTTGCCGGGGGTCAGGCCACCGGGGGCGGCCGACAGCGTCGGGGTGGTGGGTACCGGCACACCGACAGGGCGCGCCATGGTGCTGTCGCTCGGCACCCAGCCGATGGTGGTCTTGTTGGCGAAGTAGAGGTTGCCGTTGTACTCGGTGTACTCGAGCTTGTCCGGCGAGTGGAGCGCCGCGAGGGAGGTCAGCGAGTAGGTGTTGATGTCGAGCTGGTACAGCGCGGAGTCCTGAGCGACGAGGGTCCAGCCCTTCTGCGCGGCGTAGAACAGGCTGTGCATGCCCGGATGTGCGACACGCCGGGTGTAGCCGGCGCGCCGTTTGAAGCGACCGGCCCGGCCAATGTCGACGTTAACGGCAGAGCGCACGGCTCCATTCACGAGAGCGGTCTCGCTGGAGAGAATATCGACGCCGGCGATCGGCAGCGGGTACGGCTTGGTCTGGCTCATCAGGTCACCACCGGTTGAGGGACGTTCTGCTGCGATAGGACCGGCAGCGGGGTTACAACGCGATTGGTGCAGCCGAACGGATTGGACACACTCGGGCCGGCGAAGCCGATCTCGGGAATGCCCAGCGGGTACAGCGGAACCCCGATGCGCGGGACACCAGCCGCACCGTCCGCCGGGCCGGAGGGACGCAGGGGATGCAGCATGCGCGGGGTCCCCATGATGCTCAGGTCGTCCCCGTGCGGCTTGATCTTGCCCGCCTCCCACCGATCGATGTCGCCAACTTCCAAACTATCCCAGCCTGCCGGGAGGATGGTCGACGTCGTCTTGACAATGTGGCTCCCGCTATTGTAGCCCGAGATTCCACGGCCGAGAATAGTCCGCACGGAGTGGGTGACCGTATGGTTGCCCACGGCCGAGTCCGGCCCGATGCCGAGGATCCCATCCGACGGGTTGCGCCGGCGCACGCGCATGCGGTCGGCGAAGGAGCCCAGATCGTCGTCCTCCAGCGACAGCGAGTTCCAACCCTCGACCGGCAGCTCGCGGTTCTTGTGCGACACCCACGTGTTGCCCCACAGCGTGAGCACGTAGCCGCCCCACTGGTAGACGCGCGGGAAGCCGACCAGCGGCAGGCCCCACGGGTTGGTCAGCCCCTGCTCCGGGTTGCCACGGTGCGGGATGCCCTGCGGGGACACCGTCCGGATGAACAGCTCGACGCGGTGCGTGCCCCACAGGGTCGCGACGAAGCCCGACGGCTTGGCCTCGAGGGTGACGACCACCGGAGGTGGGGCGACCGTGTGCTGCCCGAAGTCGTTCAGCGGTGCGATACCGTTGTGCGGTGAATCGAGGTTCACGTACTGCGGCACGCCGAGGAATATGATCTGGCCGAAGCGGGGGCCACGGATCGGCGTCGGGTATACGTACTGGCGGCTCAGGGTGAAGGTCTGGTTGCCGAAGCGCTCGGTCGGGTTCAGCCCGCTGGAGTCGTGGTCCGGCACGGGGCCGATCACGCGGTGCTGGTTCGACACGTCGGGGCGACCGAACCACGGCCCTTCGATCACGTTCGGCATGTTCTGCGGATGGTTGTCCTTGGCCTGCTGCGTCGCCTCGGTACCGGCCGGCGCGTAGATCGTGTGCGGAGTGACACGCGGACGCTGCGCCCAGACCCAGTTCTGGTCGCTGCTGGACACCGGCGGCGTGATGTTCGGCCACGGGATGATCCGGGGGAACAGGTACTGGGTGAAGATTAGCGTCGGGACGCCGACCTGATCGAGGCTGAACGGCCCCGGCGGCACCTCGATGGTGTTGCGCGTCAGGATCGGCTTGCCGTAGCCCTCCTCGTTGATGCCCCCGGGGTAGATGGTGGCCAGCCGGATGCCCGGCGACGGGACGATACCGGGATTGCTCTCCAGACCGATGTAGACGCTGTTCGGCTCGATGAGCTGGCGCGCTGGCGGATCCGGAATCACGTTCCGGATGCGGTGCGTGACCGAGAAGACCGGCACGGAGATCGGAGCGACTGTGATGGTGCGCGTCCGGTAGCTGATCAGGTGCGAGCCCCACACCGTCAGGTCACCGGCGGTGATGGTCAGGTGGGTGTTGTAGTTGAACACCTTGGCCAGTCCGTACAGCGACTGGTCGCTCGGGAACACGCGCAGCGTCTTGTTGCGGTTCTCGATGATGGGCTCGCCCACCCACGGGACGGCATGCACGTTCACCGACTTGGGGTAGGCGATCGTGAAGTGCTCGTAGACCGTGTGGCCACCGAACTGCGGCGGCGCGATGCCGGCGGGGGCAATCGGATACGGGTTGAACCGCACCTCGGGGAAGCCCGACGGCACGTCGTAGAACAGGCCCGGGTACACCGTGCGGATGCGGTAGGCGATGAACACCGTGCCCACGGTCTCGCCGCCGTACGGGAAGACGTGCTTCACCGTCCGGTTGAGGTTGATCACCTGCTCAGGCGTGCCGACATGCGCACTGTCCCAGCCCTGCGGCGCGAGCACCGCAGCGTCGTTGTAGATGACCGTGTACCGGGTGCTGTAGAAGCTGTCCCAGCTCTCGGGGCCCACGTAGCGGATGCGGTGGGCGATGAAGGTCTCGGTACCCCAGATCGTGGCATCGAGGCCCAGCGGTAGCAGTGGATCGGCCGTGTTCTCGATGATGTTGCCGATCACGCTGAAGCGCGACGACTGCCAGCCGCCGGGGCCAAGCGTCCGGGTCTTGTTCTCGACGAACGGGCTGTACGACGGCCACTGCGTCGGGTCGCTGTTCGTGCCCATGTACGGCTGCACGAACAGGTACTGGTCGAGGTTGTAGACGATCGGGAAGTTGATGTTCTGGCTCAACCACCCGGTCGGGCGCAGCACCTCGAACTGGTTGCGGATGTGCGTCGCACCATACCCGGTCGGATCCGCCTCACCGCTGTGGTGGAAGACCCGCTGCAGGTTGATGTCGAACTCGTGGTTCTCGGAGATGAAGCTGCTCTCCCACCCAGTGG